TTGAAGTCATGATATTGTCTGAAGACATTTTGTCCAATCTGATGATTTCTTGTTGGATTTGTCCAGAATGTGATTTTCCAACTTTCAGGAAGTTCATCTAAGACAGTTGTGTGATTTGTTCTGATGAAAATATTGCCAGTCTTGTTCAGTGAAAGACTCTCAGGAACAAGCCAATCTTTGCCATAGCATTCATTGTTGTCATATTCAAAGACAAATGCAACATCACCTTTGTCATCTCTGACATTGAAGAATTCTCCATGTGTTGAGATGATGTCAGCAACATTCAATTTATAAACACCATTTGCTTTTGTTGTCAATGTTCTGCTCTCTATGACACTCTTGTTGACACCTGAGAAAGAAATCAAATCATTATTGACAATGTCTGTTGGTGATTTGTCACTCGTGATGTCAAATCCAGACACTTTGATTGTCCTTGCAATATGTTGTTCCTCAATTGGAGGAAACACCCAAGACTCAACTCTGAATGAGAACTCACACTCAAGTGACCTGATGCTCTCTGGGTCATCACCTGTCTCAAGTTCAAAGTTTGGTGTCACAGAGTCAAGAATGATTGGAATGTTCAGTGATAAATCAAACTCAGGAATCAGCTGAATCTTTCTTGTGACTCTTGGCTGATAGATGGGAATGATTGATTCCATGATTTGTCTCATGTCAGAATAATATTTTGTCTTTGCGAGCACTGTGAATGTGAATGTGAATGGAGAAGGTGTTCCAAGGATTTTCATCAAAGCTTCATCTTGTCTTGAAATGACCTTTGAGAAGAACTGATTGTTTCTCTGCAACTGGATATTGTAATCCATTGCATCATTCCAAACAGAGATTGCAGGAAGAACTATGTTTGTTGATTCACTTGATTTCTGAAGTCTTTTGTAGAACTTTGCTTTGTTTGCTATGATGAGTTCTACTGGAATCACTTGTGAATAGGAACCATCTGATGCTTGTCTATGAACTTGTATATTCTTGAATTCATTAGCAAAAAGAATTATTGTCTTCTTTATTGTGTCAAAGAAATATCTTGGCATTCTATATCCTCCAATCGTTTCTATTATTTATTTTAAGAAAAAACTTGATTTCCTGAGAATTCTCATTTATAATCATTTTGTAAGTTGTTTATTTTTAACTGATGGAGGTTGTGATGACAATGACAGTAAAAGAACTGATAAAGGTTCTGAGTGAGATGCACCCAGACAAAACTGTGATGATTGATGATGTAATGAATTCATCTTTCACAGAATCTGGTCAGAATATAGAAGTCACAGATGTTGATGAGGTTGTAGAGTATGCTGACAAAGTTATGATAAGATAAAATGAGTGTGACAAAGAAAAAACTTGATTTTCTCATTTTTATCATTTATAATCATTTTGTTGATTGTTTATTTTAGATGGAGGATGTGATGACAATGAATGAAAAAATGTTCAAGCTCAAAATAACTTTTGAGGAGTATGGTGGCAGTTTCAATGAAAATGAAATCTCAAGTGAGGTTATAATTGAGAATGATGACATCATGAAAGCAAAAGAGAATCTTTTCAGATTGAAAACTGCTGTTGAATTTTCAAAGATTGCAGAAGAAACAAAACCAGAAAATTATGATGAACTGATTGTTCCAGAATTCATCAAATTTGACAAATCAAAATACAGCGGTTCATTGAGCAAACAGAAAACAATCTTGACAATTCTTTTTGTTGATGATTCAGGCAGTTATCAGGTTTGGAGTTGTTATTCATATTTCATGGGCAGATATAATAGAGAGTTGCTTTCAGCTGAGATAATTTGTGGACTTTCGTGTGAATTTTAGATGGATGTTGTTTTGATAAAAAAAAACTTGATTTTCTCATTTTTATCATTATTATAGAGTTTGTGAGCCGTTGTTTTTTGGACATAAGGATGGAGGGAATGTGTCTGAGGTTCTTCAATGAACCATCTCCACACTCGTTCCGCCAGCGACGAGTAGTAACATTCCCATGCTGGCAAAACTTTTTGATTGGAGGTTGAGATGTTTACAATGAAACCAAATGAAGCAGTTGATTTTTGTTTTGTTTTCTTCAGAGTTGAAAAAATAACAAAAATTCCAAAATGGTTTGAAAATTATCCTCATTTGAAGAACATAAATGTTGGTGATAAAATTCTTCGTATGAATCATGATAGTGTCATCTCAAAAGAGGGTGATATAAGTTTGAGTCAATCATATTCCAAACCAATTGGAGAATATATGACCAAAAAGGAGTTTTTAAATGACACCACAATTTAAACACGACTGTGACAATTGTAAGTTTCTTGGAAGATATGAATTAACTGAAGGTTATAAAAATTATGACCTTTATTTTTGTAAGAATGGTTCACATATAGCCCTCTTTGCAAGATATGGAAATGAAGGATGGCAATATATGACTTGTAATATTAAAAGATTGGATGATTATTGGGTTGAGCATCCACTTGTAGAAGCAGAAAGAAGATATAGAAGATTGTTATTTCCAACATTTGTGGAGGTTGATGAATGAAATATTATTGGGTGTGTACTGGGTTCAAATCTTGAAGGTGAGACTGAAATCAATACATGTGGTTTCTGGTCTCCAATTTATCCATCGAGAGAACGAATTTTTGAGGAAGCAAAAGTGCAATGTGAACTCCCCGTTGTCAATCTTGTCATGAGCATCACAGTGATGACAAGAGAAGAGTTTGACAGATTTCTTGAGGTCTGATATGGAAAAAAAGATTGGTGAAGTTTTTATTGTCAAAGGTGTCAAATTGAGATGTGAAGAAGGTGATGACTGTTTATACTGTCATTTCAATGGCAGTGGTGATTGCAAGTGTGAATTGTTTTGTTTCTCACCATTTAGAAGAGATGGCAAGAATGTCATTTTCAAAGAATATTCAATACCAAGCATAATAGAGGTTGATGATGAATGATTCCTACTCGAGAATGAAGTTGATGTGGTCACTTGGTTTCCTTGAGATGAATAAGAGAAAGAAAATATTTGACAGGATTATTGAACTTAGAAATGATGAACGGGATGACATAAGGATTGGTAGATTGTTTTTGTGGGGTCAAACTTCTGAGGGTTCTGAATTTTGGGGAAATTTAGCTCTCAGACAATCAAGATTTATTGTTGAACACACTTTTTTTCATACACCAACGATAATTGAACTTGATGAAAATGGTGATGAAATAAAAGAGGTTGATTATGGTTTGTATGCAGTGTGAGAAAAAACTTGATTTTTTGAATTTTTTAATTATTATAGTTTTTATGAGTCCCGTTTTTTAACTTTTGAAGAGGAGAATCATCATGGATGAAATGAAAGTAGATGTAAAGGTAGGAGCTTTTCTTGGCTCATTGACAAGAAACAACAAACAAATCAAAGCAGACAGAGCGCAGGCAATTGTCGAAGATGCTGAGATTGTTTACAGAAGAAAAATTGAAGACCTTGAGATGGAAATCAAAAGACTGAAAAGAGACCAGGAAAGTTCACTTGACCTTTCTCCTGACAATGCAATGAGTCTCAAACTTGCACTGACTTTCTCAGCAACTGATTTTGTCAACTCTGACATGGAACACTCAATCAAAATTCGTGAGAAGGAAATTGAGAGAGACCTTGCAAATGACAGATTCAAATATCTGTTTGGAGGAAAGTGATATGGGATATGGAAGTTATTCAAGCGACAGAGCAACAACCTACTCCGCAAAATTGAAAACAAAATCAGCAGGTGAGATTTTTTCAAAAGGTTTCAACTCTGCAATGAATCCATTTGAGATTGAGATGAGAGAATCAAAAGATTCAGATGACCATCCTGAATCTTTCCCAATCATCATTGCACTTGATGTCACTGGTTCAATGGGAAGCATTCCATTGTTTCTTGTCAAAGAGGGATTTCCAACAATCATGAAGAAAATCATGGATGCTGGAATCAAAGACCCACAGGTGCTGTTCATGGGAGTTGGTGACCACACATGTGATGAAGCACCACTTCAGGTTGGGCAGTTTGAATCTTCAGATGAACTGCTGAACAAATGGCTCACTGAAATCTGGCTTGAAGGTCGTGGTGGTGGAAATGATGGTGAAAGTTATTTTCTCCCTTGGTATTTCACAAAGAATGTCACAACAGACCATCTTGAGAAAAGAGGAAAGAAGGGTGTTCTCATCACAATTGGTGATGAACCAGTTCTCAAAGAGATTTCAGAAAGCTCTCTCAACAAAATTGTTGGTGGACAGAATCAGAAGTTCACTGCAACAGAGATGCTTGACATGGCTGAAAAGAAATTTGAGGTGTTTCATCTTCACATGGGAAACACAAGGTCTGGTTCAAGAGATGATGTCAGAGATGGTTGGAAACAACTGATGTCTGACAATTGTGTCATTGTTGAAAATCGTGAGGCAGTTGCTGACAAGATTGTTGATGTTGTCATCAATGTTTTCAAGAGTCAGCATGCAACAACAAACCCAGTTGTTTCAGAAAAGAAAGAAGAAGTGAAAATCAAACTTTAAGAAGGAGAATGAAATGAGTGTTGTGGTCATTGGTCTTCAATTCGGTGATGAAGGAAAAGGGCGAGTTGTCTCTGAGCTTGCAAGAGAAAATCCCAGATATGTTGTATCAAGATATTCTGGAGGTGGGCAAGCTGGACACCGAGTCATTGATGGAGACTTTGACCACATCTTCTCAAATTTTGCCAGCGGAACATCGAAGGGATGTCTGAGTGTCTGGCAGAAGAGTTGCACATTTGACCCAAAATCATTTCTTGTTGAATATGAAATTCTCAAGAAGAAAGGAGTTCAACCAAAAATAATGATTTCAAATGATTGCCCAGTGATAACAGATTTTGATGTTGAGTGGAACAGACAGTTGAATGCAATCACAGAACATGGAACAGTTGGAAGTGGTGTTGGTGCCACATTTGAAAGAGAAGAAAATCACTTCTCATTGAAGGTCAGAGATTGTTTCTACAGACCAATCCTTCATGAGAGGTTAAAACATATCAATGATTATTATCAAAACAAATATATAAATTGTAAATGGTGGGGGCATGATTGGAGTGATGTTGAAGAAGTTGAAGAAGAACTTTTCAATCTTTTCTCGGAATTGAAAAATCTCAAGGAATTTGTCAATTTTGCTGACCTTGAAAAATATGACAAACATCCTATGTTATTTGAATCATCACAAGGATTATTGCTTGACCAGAAGATTGGATTCTTTCCTCATGTCACAAGAGCATCAGTTGGAACATCTGCTTTACCATATGAAGTTCATTCAGCTTATTTTGTCACAAGAGCATATCAGACAAGACATGGCAATGGATTCATGACAAATGAAAACATTCCTCATAACATCAAAAACAATGATGAGAAAAATGTTTTCAATAAATTTCAGGGCGAATTCAGAACGGCAATTCTTGACTTGGACTTGTTGATTTATGCACTGAATTCTGATGACTGGGTGAAACAAGGAAAACCATTCACGCTTGTTGTCACATGTGTCGACCACATCAGAGATGATTTAAGATTGACACACGAAGGAGTTCAGAAGAGTTTTCTCAATGAGATTGAATTTCTTCAGTACATAGAGAAACATGTATGTACTAATCGCAACATGCTTCTCTACACTGACAGTGGTGATTGTAATGTTGATATGAAGGAGATTTAGATGAAAAATTGCAGAATAGTAGAATTCAAGTACGACAATGGTGACACAGAGTACAAGATTGAGAACAGAGTTCTTCGCAACAACTTCTTTGAAAAGAAATATTATGAGTGGGTTCCATTTCAGTACAAAATCAATTTCAAAAATTTGGTCATTTATAATTCTGGAGAAAGAGGTGAATCTATCAGATTGGGATGGAGTCACACAACTTTCAATACTCTTGAACAAGCAGAACATGCATTGCCCCAATTTGAAGAAGCAATTAATGAGTTAAATAAACCAGAACCAAAAATCATCTCAAAGACTCCAATTGATACATCATTTACTTCTGGTCTTAAAGAACCTTCAAGACTTCAAACTTTTCTTGATATTTTATGGAATCCAATCATTCTATTTTTCATTGGAATGATTGTCTATGGAATAGTGTCTCTGAGTTTCTAAAACCCGTCTAAAAGTGAAAAACAAAGTTTCTTAATATCAATAGCAAGGGAAAATGTTTTTGAGCGTTTTAACCGTGTTTCTGTGTGTCAAAAGAAACACCTCCCAGAGTTTGTTCTGAGAGGTTTGATATTTTAGACGAGATTTGTGATGATGTCGTTGCAGGCAAAAGAACTGTCAAACTGAAGATATGAGTCTTTGTCTTCTTTTGAAAGAGCAAGCTCACCAATTGATGTTGGAAATATCTTGACGAGTTCCCAAGTTTGAACAGTTTGGTTCAATCCATCCATCTGTTGAACTTCTGCTCCACCAAAGAGAACCAAGTCATTTGCTCTCAGTCCTGTGATAGTTGAAGAACAGAATTCTTTCCATCTCTGAAGTGCTCTGTAGATTGTCATGTCTGGGTCTGCCTGAAATGTGCATGACCAATCAGGAACAGTGACATCTCCAGGAACTTTGATTGGTGTTCCACCATATGCAGGAATTTCTATGATTCCTGTTTCCTTTGATGGAACTGATGTTGAGAGTGCAAAGACTGTTGATTTAAGAACAGCAATCTGAGCAACAATGACATCAGGAAAATAAAGTGTGACCTTGAAACGATTTGGTCTCAGAATCTTTCCATTCTGTGCCATTATCGAGTCTATGAAATTTGCCATCTTGTTTCCTCCTATTCGTGTTTGAGTGGGAGTGTCTTTCAACTCCCACTCTTATTTATTTATGCAAACTGGAATTCAACTCCAGCACCTGTCACTGTGATTCTCAATTTGATGTACTCTGAGGCTGGTCTGTATTTCACTTCAAAGTCAACATAGATTGTTTTCTCTGATGCAGACTGAGCATCGTTGTTTGATTTGTCACAAGTGAATCTGTATCCACCATCACCATCACCAAGATAGAAAGCAGTTGCAGACCTGTTAGCAAGATAACCTGCATCACATGACTGTCTAATGCTTGAGAATGTTGTCAACTCATCTATCCCTTCAAAGATGTAAGGAAGAATCAAACTTCCAAGTTTCTTGATGTCAGTGATAAGAGCAGAAACAACATTGATTCTTGACATATCTGAAAGTGGATTGTATTTGGTTCTGTTTCCCCAGAAGTAGAATCCTGTCTGACCACTGTCAAGAATTCTGATGACATTTGCATTGACACCATATTTGTAAAGTTCTGACACTGGTGAACCACTTCCTTCTTCAAGGTTGTAGTAAAGTCTTGTTGAACCAGTCATCCGACCTCTTCTGAGTCCTGCTGGAGCTTCTATGTCACCCGACCTTGTGATTGACCTGACTATGATTCCAACATTTGTTCCTGTGACAGGAATCCAATATTTTCTTCTGATGTCAGAGTTGTTGTATTGTTCCCATTCATATCCAGGAATCAACCATCTGCAATCAATTGAGAGGATGTCTGCTATTGAAGTCAGAACATCAAATGAAAGAGGATTGATTGCATCCTTTCTCAGTGTTGTCACCATCATTGTTCTCTGAAGAGCATCGAGTTTGCCTGTGACATAAGTTATCATTGTTGGATAATCAGAAGCTGTTTCAAGTTCGTGAAAGTCACCAATGACAAGAGCATTTGTCTGATTTTTCAACATGACATCATAAGCATCTTTTGCTGACTGCAAATCAACTACATCAGAAGCACCACCAGCAAGTGATGTCAGTGCAAAGAAACCATCAAAGTTTTCTACAAAATCGGGATTGCTCTCAAATCCAATGTAGTTTGAATATTTCTCAAGGAATGTGTCAATGAAGATTGACTCACCTGACCTTGTTGCTGTTTCATCAACAGAACAAATCCATTTCTCAACAACAGAACCATCAAGTGTCACAACAATTGCAACTTCATCTGTCGCAAGTTCGATTGCATCAAACAGTGAAGAGAATTTTGAAGTTCCTGTGTAAGATTCTTCATAGTCATTTTCACCACAGATTGCAACCTGAATGTCATTTCCAACACTTCCAGGATATTTTGCAAAAACCATTCCAGCTTGTTTCACAGCATCAGTTGCTGTCACTGTTGCAATTGTCACTTTTCCAGCTTCAAGAGTGACACCATCAACTGTTTCAACATCACCTGCTGTGAATGTTCCATTGTAGCTTGTGACAAAGATGTCATTTGTTGCTTTTCCAACAACAACACCAGAAGCAGTTCCTTTGACAATTGTTGAACCAACTGAAACAAGGTTTGCATGAAGAGCAGTGAGTGTCAGTTTCACTTCATGAAAATATGTGTTGTAATAATCAATTTCGGTGACACCAAGAGCAGAAATTGTAGCAGTTGAAGGAACTCCACCATCAGTGAG